GCCAGTTCCATCTGCTACATCTACACTATTGATTAAGCCAACAGCGGAGCCAGTTGCTCCAGTTGCTCTGTAGATAGCTGATTTAGCTAGAAAGAATTCGCCAGCAGTTCCGATTTTTTGAGTAGCACCATTGTCTACCGCTACTTGCCATTCTAGAACAATGACATCACCTGCTGTTGAAGCAGAAGCTGCTGGTAAAGTTAATGTACATGCTGCCCCATCGGCTGGCATTAAGTTGTGTGTATTTTTTACTAAAGCAGTACTAGCAGCATTTGCTACTTGTGATTTAGATACAGTAGCTGCTATTACGCCAGTTGGATTAGATAATCCTGCTGGAAATGATCCAACGCCTGTTACTGTTAATGTTCCACCTACAGAAGCATTAGTTCCATAAGTTGAGTTAGTTGTGTCCGTACCAACTGAAGATGTTGTAATTGATTGAAAGCCATCTTGTGATCTGACCGGACCGCTAAAAGTTGATTTAGCCATATTGTTTTATTCCTTTGGGCTTATAAACCCTGTTATATTCTTACTGTCTTTATATCGTCTGCTTGGTCAGTCAGTAAAATTTATTTAATCCAAGTAGTAGAGGGGACATTTCTGCCCCCTTTACTTAGTGCGTTATACGCCTTCGTTTCCGTATACACCTCTCCAGTCAGAAAAGCCGAAGCTGTATCTTTCTCGAGATTTGTATCTTACGTTTCCAGTTTCAAAGTCGCCTTCCATAGAAGTTGCGATAGGTGCTCTATTGAACATTTTCATTCCGTTAGGAACATCAGTTCTAATAAAGAAAGCATCTGGATCACTAAATCTGTGATTCACATGATAGCCACCTGGTAACATTCCTGTAGACTTAATCGCATTCACATCATTGTCTGATGATCCTGGTTTGTACGGAGATGCCAGCAGTCTTTCCGCTACGAATACCAATTGTCTTGGTATGTGTAGTGTACGACCTTGAGCTGCAATCGGGATGTCTTTATCGTCAGTAAATCCTGCGATATCAATTAATGCTGTTTCAAGAGAAGCCTCTGAAAGGTCAGCATAAGTTGAAGGTCTGTTAGAACCTGTTGATCCTGAAGCTAATGGGTGAGCGTTAGATACTAACTCTTGTCCATCGCCGCCTGTGAAAGAACTGTTGAAAGCTCTGTTATAGACGTTTGCCGCTTTAGTTTGTTTAGCAGAAGCCATTGAACGTGCTAATGCTTTTGTTAATCGAGTAGATAACTTGTCATACAAATTGTCTTCCATAGCTTCCTCAGTAATTGAGAATGCCATAGCGACAGTTTCGTTTGTATAACGAGAAACGTACCCTTCACCAGTGTTGCCATAAGCAACAGCTTGTCCTTCGAATTTAGTTTGAGCTGCCTCAAAACCTGGGAATAATACTTCCTCTTCGAAAGCTCTATTTGATGATTCTTCATCGAATAGTACTGCGTGCTCATTTTCGTAACGTGAATATTCTGTTCCGAAAATTGCGTTCAAACCAGGTACTAATTCTTTGAGTATTTGACCTCTAGTAATTGCCATATTCTATATCCTCCTAGATATTATATACCTGTAACGCCAGTAGCGCCATTTAGGTGTTGGTGTGAGTTGATTTTCACTACTATATCCATAGTAGTACCAGTTGCAGTGTAAACTCCGTCAGCCTCTGCACTACCATATACTGATAATGGGAAAGTGTTAGTAGTTGCTACTGTAGAAGCATCAGCCACTAATCCTGATTTATGAGTTATTGCCGAACCAGTTGGTGAAGCTACTACTTGTACTAGCTTTCCAGTTGAGTTCGCTGCAGTTAAGCCTGTGCCTGCTTGATCTGATTGAATCTTAAAGATTGTAAACGGATCGTCGTAAACATATGCTTTGTATTGTGCTTTTGCTACAGTTCCGTTCGCAATTGAACGTACGAATTTTACGTCGCCTGTAGAGTTATCTTGATATTCTGCTCCCCAGAAAACACCGACAACAGAACCCGGAGATGCTGCGCCAATATCCGTTACTAGTAAGCCTGAGCTATAAGTAACAAGGTCGCCTTCAAAATATGCCGATGGTGCAGTAGCAGCAATTCGATAACCATTCGCATCCGTATAGTTATTTAATCGCACAGTACCGCCAGCAGCATGTCTTATTGGTGATAGACCGTATCCAGCCATATAATTTCCTCCTTTAGAAAATTAATTGTTATTATTAAAAGAAAACTA